TTTGCTGGAGGAATTGTTCTACTTGTTCTTCGGTAGCACCCTCAGCCATCATTTGTTCTACAATTTTCATAATTTGCATGAGGGCTTCCTTAGCCTCGGCTTTTTCTTGCTCACTCAAGCTATCAATTTGTTGTTGTAATTCGTTAGGTAAAGTTGGGCCTGCTGGAGTCCCTTGCATCATTTGTTGGTCTGGCATCATTACAGGTGCAACGTCCATACCCATCATATCTTCATCCATAATTCTATCCTTAGTGGTTGTTGGCAGATCTTATCCTTGGGGGAGATAAAGGAGATATAAATCTTTAGACCTGCCTTAACCGATTTTACAATAATTCGATTGTAACACCTGTTTTGATGAAATGTAAAAAAAATGAAATTTGTTTGAGAGAGATCTTGTCCTTGTGTGTGTCTCTACTGGTCTAGCCAATTTTTGCCTCCCCCCCCTTTGCCTGACCCGATTACCGATCCGATTTGCCTGACAAATAGAGTCCCATAAAAAAGGGGGCGTAATGCCCCCTAATTCCTCCAAGGTTTTTTTAGTTGATGTTATCGGGATTGCCAAGCGGCGGCACTAAGTTCATGCCGATCTGCTCAGCTGTCGGCTGACCCATTAACTCGCGCATCTCGGAGTTGATGCCACCATTTGAAATGATGTGCTGACCATTAATGATGAGACTGTTACAAGCTGTCTCGATTGCTTTGCCAACGACTTGTTGACCTGTCTCATCATATAAGTTTATTTCTATCTTCATATTGACCTCCTAAAAGTCATTTATTTAATTAAGTTAATTAAAGCACTTTGGTTACATACTGTCAACAACTATTTTCATTTATTTTTCTGACCAGCTTTGGCGAACCCTGGCTGAGAAACGCCAGAGATCTCCTGGGCTGCGTGAAGCCTCTTGTGTGTGTTAAGGCACCTGCCAGTTGAGCGGCCCGACCCGAAACTGATGCTCAGCCCCGATCCCGACCGCCCATTAGGAACACCAGCAGGTAAAGAAAAATGGTTAGCTCAAGCACTTATACATTTCTTCCCAGTACTCATCGATATACTCGTAATCCCAGATTGGAAAGCTGCACTTGTCTGAACCCCAAAAGCCTTGGATCTCTCCTTCAAATGTGTCAACCCAAACAGTAGGACCGCCCCCCGCTATCATTAGTCTTGCGCCCAGGTATTCCCCGCTTCCGTCAATTATGTAACGAATGCTGTAGGCCTCATAATGATCTTCTTCATCACCATAGTTCAAAGGATAAAATCTCATGTCTCCTTCTCTTGCTTCTTTGGCATACCGCTCGCACATGTCGCGCAGTTGTTTTTCGCAGTCACTCATGCTACTGACCCCCACTGTTCAGCCATAGCTCGCGCAAGACCTTTATGGAACTTGCTTCTGAACTTCCAACGATCGGGACCAGGGCTGGCAAGATGAATATCATGTCTTGCCGTCTCTCTAGTCAGTTCGCTTGTCTTCTGCAACAGCGGCAAGTTCTTCAACCAAAGGCAGGTGCGTTTACTTACGTTGTCTTCAGCTTCAACTGAGTCGGCGAACTCGTAGGGTTGAACGCTCTGCGCAAACGGCTCAAAGTTTTCTATTCTGGCCTTCGCATGCTTATGCATAATCGGGTTCTCAATTGCAATCCGCGGCACGTCTGCGTTCCAAAGATCCGAAAAGAGTGCTGCACCTTCATCCAGCTCCTCCCACATCTCCTGGACAGTTTTACCAGGAGGTGCTTTGTGCAACCAACGCACACCAGAATTACAAAGCCTGGTGCAGGGTGGATGGGCCACCATTAATAGATCCCAAGCTTCCATCTTCAGAACATTTCTGATGTCGTCCTGGATGTGACGGTTAGTCTGATCATCCGCTGGGAGTATGTCGCAGCTCCAGGCGTCATGACCGTTATCAATAAAAGCGTTTCTAACGATTCCGCTAGTCTCGCAGCCAATTAGTATTTTCATCTTCTTCTCCTAAATAAGTTAATGAGCTTTTAATATAACTGACTGGTTACATCTTGTCAACTATTAATTTAAAGATCTTTGGACCAGAAGTTTTGTCCTGGCCAGAGCTGCTGCGGGCCTCACTTGTGTTTGTATTGTGTGTTTCTCCTAGCCTCGCAGAGCTGGTTGACGCATTTAGATCCCCGACTTAGATCCCCGACTCATCCTGCTGGGCAAAAAAAACCCCTCGTAAAAGAGGGGCTTAGAATAGTTAGAGATCTATTAATCTAACAACACCATATAGGCTTCTGGTTCATGTTCTATAAACCAATCAATACCTTTTCTAACAATCTCCCAATCGGGATTAGGCATGACTTGCATACCCATAATGGTATCGTAAACAGCTACCGCATCTGGTGGGATTGTGCATGATGCGCCGCCAAAGATATTCTTTACCTCTTGCGGCTCTTTGTCTAAGATGTCGCACTTAAAAGGTAAGGTTCTTTCTTTCAATTCTTCTGTCATTATTTTCTCCTAAATTAATTAATGAAGTTCTAATATAACTAATTGGTTACAACCTGTCAACTACTAATTATAGATCTATTTCATCTTCTCCTGGGCCAGCTGCAACCCCCCTGGTGTGTTTGTGTTTGTGTGTATCTTATGTGTGTGTAATCTGCTTTGCCAAATCCAAAAGCCCGACCCCGATTTCCCGACAAAAAAAAGCCCGAATAAATCGGGCTAAGATTAGAGTGAGTTAATCAATTCATAACCTCACCTCCTCTTCTAAGACTTTCATCAAGTCAGCAACTGTCTCTGCCCCAACTTGAGCAATCAAGATTGCGTTGCATAAATCAGTTTGAATACTCCAAGAACTTTCTAACTGTAAATGAAAGTCGCTGTTCTCAGAACGATAATTATAATTATCAGTTAGATTCCAATACTCTGTAGGATTTTCTTCATTAAAAGAATTTATCCCTTTTTGTATTTCATCTCCTATCTTACTAGCTTGGTCAAGTATCTTCTTTTTTTCTAGCCTTAACTTGGTTAGCTTTTTGTAAGTAGACGATTTTTTAAAAGCCTCATTCTTGTCTACCATTTTGGCTTCCATTTTTTTGTAGAAACGATTAGCGATTGCTTCTCGTTCTTGTTTATTGGTTTTCATTTTATATACCTCCTAAAAGTATGTTGTTTAAATGAACCCTAAGTATAACACGATATGTATACAGTTTGTAAACTATTTAAGTAAGCATCTTTCTCCCACAAACTGCGTCCCAGCTCGGATCTGAAAGACGGCAGATCCCCTGGAATCCTTCTGGTGTGTTATCATGTGTTATGCCTTGCAGAAATCCCGACCCCCGACACCCGATTGTTAGCCCCCGACCCGACCCGAATGATTTATCAACCTTTCAAGACCATCAACGGCATCTCCTGGGAGATCCAGACGGGCTTATTGTGTTGTGTTATGTGTAGCAATACACCCCTCATTTAATATTCTTTAGCTTAGCCCGACCCGACCCGATTTTTTCCTAGCTTTTTTGTGGGGGAGAGAGGGAAAGAGAGGGGGGATGCGATAATCTTTCTAATTTCCCATATGTGCGTAAATATAACTATAAAAAATAATTACACTTTGTACCCTAAAACCCTTGCATATATTGGATACATTTAGTAGTATTAAATAGTTAGGTATGACAAAAGAATATGAGTAAGTCATGTAATTAAATACTCTAGCTGGTTCGCAATCGAATGAACAAAGCCTAACATTTATTTTAACCCTCAAACTTTTAGGAGAGTAATTATGGGAACAAGAAGTAATATAGCGTATCAAAAACCAAGTGGGAAAGTTGTAGTAATGTATTGTCATTATGACGGCTACCCAGAATATAACGGCAAGATACTTTATAACCACTACAACAATCAATCTAAGGCTCATGCTTTAGTAGACAACGGCTATCAGTCTGGTCTTAAAGAAACAATAATAGAATCAAACGAGGGCAGAGTTCATCAAGACCCACCTCAAACATTTCATTCTATTCATGCTTTCTTAATGAATGTGCAGTTTGATATTGAATGGATTTACCTATTTAAAAACAACTCTTGGTATGTAGCTGAAACCAAGATGATTAAAATGCCTAATGGCAGATATGATCTTGCAACTTTACATGACAAAGACTTTACACCTCTTTGGGCATACTTCACAAAACATAATATTGCCGTTGGTGATCAGTCATGAAGTATAAATTTAAAGAACGCAACAAGTTCAAACATATCAGAAGAAACATTTTTGATATACCTACAGGGGAGTTAGATACTCCCCTAACTAACGGACATCAAGTCTTAGAGTTTCTTTTAAGTGTAGCCAATAAAGAACGCTACAAATTCAAAGCAAGGGGTAGAGGTAGCCGTAAGTTTTATGGTAATAGCCAAGACCTACCACTAGAACACGCTGAAAAGATAGCACTTTATCACTCTACAAAAAATAATATTGCAGAGAAAGAACACCAAGAATACAGACGATCTAAGTCAGCTTGGGAGATAAGTTATAAACTCAGACAAATTAAAGATGCTATTGAAATGCATAACAATTCTTTTGACAACGACTTAGAAATTAATTTAGAGGTTAGCGAAAATGAGTGAAGAAATAAAAAACTTAGTCGAAGATCTTGGTTGGGAATATCAACGAATGTCATCTTGTGGTAGAGAAACATATAAAAATTTATGTCTCAAACTTGGTTGGAAATTTGAATTGGAGATTGAAGATGACAGTTGAAACTAACCCTAAATATTGGGATTGTGAGTGTGAAACTAACTTTATACATGCTAAGGCTCAAACCTTGGCATGTTCTTTATGTGGAATGACTGAAGATGAATCTCCAGATTCCAGAGTAAACGAAATTAAAGAGAACGAAGATGCTTAACCTTTTAGAAATACTTTTTGAAATTACAACCCTCTTAGTGCTTGTAGCAATTTTGTATATAATAATAACTGAAGATAATAATAGGAGATAACATGACCCAATATTCAGACCAAGTAGAAAAACGCAGGCAGGAAACCCTGGAAGAAAGAATGGATACCACTCTTACTTGTTATTACTTTCAAAAGCATGAAAAGAATAAAGATATAGAAGATTACCGACAGCTTGATTATGCAAGTGGACGCAGAGTTATAACTAACATCAGTAAAGCTGGCAGACCTAAGACAACACAAAATAAACCTATGCGTAGACATTTATTTATAAGTTCATTTGGTAGATATTTTAGAAATGATTGAGATACTCGGATATATATTCGGAGTAGGCTTTCTTATTTGGCTAACCGTTGTTACAACGCTTTATCTAATCATCACTCAATTCTTTGAAAACTTATGAAAAGATACCGTTATGTAATTGTCAAACAAGACAAGCCTAATGCTTTGCTTCCATATGGCGTAGAAATTTATCTAAACAAAGACAAAAAACCCATCCGATCTTATTGGTTTAAAACGCCCCAAGATAGATTAGAGGGCCTCAAGATTGTTGCTAATTATGATTAATCTCGCTACAATCCGAAAGTGGTACTTGTTTGATTGGATTCAATATATCTTCTACTCTCCTAAAAGTATGTATCTTATGAGTGCCACACTCTCATGAGTTTCTTATTTTACCTAGCAATATTCTTATACATCCTTGTATTTATTTTGGATAGACCTAACCAAAACTAATCAAAACTTTCTTCTTCCTCTACATCTGTAGCTTGATCTATTACTTCCTGTTTTAGATCTTCCTGTTCCAATCTTTCTAAACTATCAGCCTCATCTTCCAGCTCGCCTGGATCCAGAAGACCGTCAGTTTTATTGGCTAAGACCACATTCCCCATCAGCTGCTCAAGTCGTTTCTCTACTTCTTCCCGACTCATTTGATCTACCTTCCCGAACATAACTTCTTTTCTATCCA